TATTAAAGATGCAAGAACAAGAGAAAAGAAATTTATAAAAGAACACGGTGACTTTGGAAGATCATATCACTCAACACCATTGACGGCGGACAATGACTTTTTAGATTTTAGAAATTACATTGGTCAAAAGTCTTGGGAATATTTAGATCATCAAGGTTTTGATATGCAACAATACACAACACTATTTAGTGAGATGTGGGTACAAGAGTTTGCTAAAAAAGGTGGTGGTCATCACAGTGCACATATACATTGGAATCAACACGTATCGGGTTTTTATTTTTTAAAGTGTAGTGATAAAACATCTTACCCTGTATTTCACGAGCCCAGAACCGGTGCCAGAGCTACAAAATTAAAAATGAAGCCAGATCAAAAAGGTGTATGGGGTGGAACTGAACTTATACATTTTAAACCTACACCAGGTACATTAATTATCTTTCCAGGATTTTTAGAACACGAGTTTAGTGTAGACTTTGGTATTGAACCATTTAGATTTATACATTGGAATATACAAGCAGTACCAAAAGAAATGGCAAAAGATGTTTAAAGTAATTGATAATTATTTAGGTGTGGACCAACATCTTATTTTAAAAACAACAATGGAATCAATTGAATTTCCTTGGTTTTATAATAAAGGAAAAATTAACAGAACAAATAAACCAAAACTTTTTGATTATCAATTTAATCATATTTTTTATATAAATAATAATATTAACTCAACCTTTTTTAATCATCTAAACCCTATTTTAGATAAATTAAAACCATTATCTCTTATTAGAATAAAAGCTAATTTAAATCCTCCTACAAAAAAACTTATAGAATCTGGTTATCACAAAGATCAAGATTTTAAATGTAAAATTGCAATATATTATTTAAACGACAATGATGGTTATACAATGATAGGTAAAGAAAAAGTTTTAAGTAAAAAAAATAGAATGGTTTTTTTAAATTCAAATGTAGAACATTTTGGTACTAATTCAACTAATTGTAATAATAGAATCGTAATTAATTTTAATTATTTTTAATATGAATTTTAAAAAGAAAAAGTATACAGTTATCCGTCAAACAATATCAAAAGACTTGGCTAGTTTTGTTGCGAATTATTTTATGATGCAAAAACAAGTTTATGATACTTGCAGACAGGCAAGATATATTTCACCCTTTGAAAATATTATAGGTCATTATGAAAATGATAATGAGCAAATACCAAACACATATTCTCAATACGCTAATATGGCAATGGAGACTTTATTACTTAAATGTCAACCGGATATGGAAAAAGCTACAGGATTAAAATTATATCCAGCTTATACATATGCAAGAATCTATAAAAAAGGTGATGTTTTAAAAAGACATAAAGATAGATTTAGTTGTGAGATATCTACAACTATGAATCTTGGTGGTGATGACTGGCCAATATATTTAGAACCATCTGGAAAAGAAGGTATGAAAGGTGTTAGAGTAGATTTAAAACCAGGAGATATGCTGGTTTATTCTGGTTGCGAGTTAGAACATTGGAGAGAGAAATTCAAAGGCAAAGAATGCGTACAAGTTTTTCTGCATTATAATAATCGTAAGACCCCAGGAGCAAAGGATAATATGTTCGACAAGCGTCCACATTTAGGTCTTCCTTCTTGGTTTAAACGATGATATAATCTTTAGATGGGGGCAGT